AGGGATTTATATTCCAGAATCTAATCAAGAAAAAGAAGATAGAGGAACTGTAGTAAGCATAGGAGAAGATGTAGAAGGTATTCATGAAGGAGAAATTGTATTGTTTAATCAATTTATACAACCAGTTAAAGTATCACACATGGATGAAGATCATATATTGCTTAGGCAACAAGATGTGTGGGCAATAGAAGATGTATAAATCAATACCAACATATAAGGATGGAGAATGGGGTAGCACTGAATTCAAAACAAGAGAAGAATTTAGAGACTACCTCATCACTCTTTTTAGAGAACCGGGTCAATATGAATTTGATGAAGTAGCTTTATTATTTAATGAGCAAGCTAAAAATTTTGACAAACAAGGTTTTTATTGTGATAAACCTTTTAGATCTAAAGACTATATAAAGTATTGGGAAGATCAAAAAGTTAAATGTAGAGAAGGTGTATTTTTTCACGGTAAAAAACAAGTATGGTATCTATCTAGAGATTATTATATGTGGTTAAATTTCTTACCTATATTTGATAAAGAAGAAAAAAAATATGGATTTGCTAAAGTAAGAGATGCGCAATATCACATGGCTTTATATGAAATACTAGCTGAACTTCATTATAAGCATGCTGCAATATTAAAGAAAAGACAGATTGCATCTTCATATTTTCATATGGGCAAAATAATAAATCAATTTTGGTTTG